TCATGACTAGCCCCGAAGCATCGGGGCGTGAAAAACTTGCAGGCTATTTTGCCTACGACACCACCATGTCGGCAGAAGATGCCATCACGGCATTAACGGTAGCTCCAAAGGCAGAAGCCGAGGGCCAGCCCGAACCTGACCCGGCTCAGGAATATGAGCAGCGTCGCATACTGGCTTCGGGCCAGTCGCAACCGCAGCCTTCGCGCAAGCAGGGAACGCCGACTGCCAAGATCAACACCGGCGAGATTTACGCCTCCCGCCGTCAAGCGGCCAAGTAGGAGAATCCACCCATGGAAAACAAGGTTATGGGTCCGCGCCCGCTCGAATTCATTCTGCATGAAGGCGACGGTCATATCTCGCGCGATGTCGCGAAAATTCCGGCTGGCACTGGCAAGTTGAAGCCCGGCACCGTTCTCGGCGAACTGACTGCCACCAAGGGCAGCTTCGTTCCTTCTCCCGCTGCCGAAGTTGCCGGGAAGGAAGGGGCTGAAACAGCAAAGGCCATCCTTTGCTATGCGGTTGATGCCACAGACAACGATGAAGAAGCCGTCATCATCAATGTGCACGCCGAGGTGAAAACTTCGCTGTTGGTGTTCGACGCTTCCGTCAACGACGCTGCCAAGCAGGCGGCAAAACTCGAACAGTTGCGCGCCGTTCATATCAAGGCCCGCTAAGGAGATTCCCACATGCCAGGACTTGATATTTTCAACGATGACGCGTTTTCGGTGCAGACGCTGACCGCAACCGTCAACAATCAGCCTTACCGCCCCGGTCAGATCGGCGCCTCCGGTATGTTTGAAGAAGACGGCGTCACAACAACCATCATATCTGTCGAGGAACGCGACGGCTCGCTCAGTCTTGTTGAGCCGACCGAACGCGGCGGCCCGGGTGAAACTGCTACAGGCGAAGACCGTAATCTGATCCCGTTTAATGTGGACCATTACGAGCGAAATGACTCTGTTAAAGCGGACGAAGTTCAGAACGTCCGCGCGTTCGGTACTGAAAGCGAAGTCGAACAGGTAACTGATCGCGTTATGAGTAAAGTCGATAGGCACTTGCTCGATCTCGACATGACACTTGAACATCAGCGTGTCGGTGCGATCAAGGGTATCGTAACGGCAAAATCGGGACGCGTGCTGCACGATCTTTATAACCGCTTCGGCATTGCCGTCCCGGCTCCGGTGTCGCTTGATTTGAATAACGACGCTGCAAAGGTCGATGAAATTTTGGAAAAGGAAGTTGCCTGGTCCATCGAAGATGACCTTGACGGCTTCTATGACCATTTCCATGTCTGGACCGGACGCAATCTCCACCTCAAGCTTTGGGGGCATAAGCGCGTTCGGGAAACCTTCCTCGCGACCAATGGAGCTGGCCAGCTTCGCGAAGCCATCCCCGACAAGTTCACAATCGGCAAGTTCGTTTTTGAACGCTACAAAACGGGTTCGCGTGCGACAGCCAACAATAAGGCAGCTTATATCGACCATGACGAGGGCCGCGTTACTCCGATCGGTGCGCCGGGCCTGTTTATCACTCGTTTTGCTCCGGCTGATTACATGGAGACGGTAAACACGAAGGGTCTGCCGCGCTACATGAAACAGATCCCAATGCGCAACGACAAAGGTGTCGATATCGAAGTGCAGTCGAATCCGATCTCGCTTTGCACGAAGCCCGGCGCTCTGCGCAAGATCACCCTTTAACCAGCTCCATGCACACCGGCCCGCGTCAATTGTAGCGGGCCGCATTGTTCATGCACGAGGTTCACCCATGTCGAAGAAACCCAATATCGTCGTCGCATTTCCGCGCGGCGGCATCATCCCTGCAGCGGTTCTGGAAAAGTCCGACGATGTTACCCTCCGTCCCCATGAGCCGATCGAAGTCCCGAAGGTTTATGGAGACCATCTGATTTCCGACCGGATAGCCTACGATTATGCAGAGGCTGAGAAGCGAAAAAAGTCGGCCACGGAATCGGCGGCAAAGGATGCCGCAACCGCGCGTTTGGATGAGGAAGCGGTGCAAGCACTCAATGAGAAAATTGCCCTTCTTGCCTCTGAGAACAACAAGCTGACTGCCGATCTGGATGAAGCCGACAAGAAGATTTCCGCACTGGAATCGGACAAGGTCAAGCTATCTGGCGAGATCGGCTCGCTGCAGGGAGACCTGAAGGACGCCAACAAGTTACTTTCTGACGAACGCGAGAAGCTTGGCAAGGAACTGGAAGCCGAGCGGAAGAACGTTGTCACTCTGACGGAACAGCTGTCCGAAGCAACTAAGCCCCCTGTTCAGCAGCAAGAAACCTTGAAGATTGATGGCGACGGCGGCAAATCAAAATGAGCCCCTCGCGTTTCGATGAACACCGGGACGCTCTTTATGAAGAGGTAGACGCGGAATTCGCAGAGCCTCTGCGAATTTTCCCTATTGCCAATGGCCGCAAGATTGGAGACCAGCCGCCTATCGAAATTGAGGCGGTTCTGCGCACGGAAAATCGCACTTCCTTGCAGCCTGATGGTGGCAACAACAGCGATTGGAACATCAAGCTGGCAGCCAGTAAGGCAGCTATAGCGATTGACCGGTCACGGCATCCGAATATCGAACTTCAAAAAGGCTTTCGAGTGTGCGCTCTCGCGCGCGCCGGTCTGCCGATGTTTGAAGTGCAATATGTCGATCCACGTTCTCACCGCCGTCTTTATGCAGCACTTGGCGAATTAGCCGCCGCGAAAACAGGGAATGTCTGATCATGAGCCTTGCTCGTATCGCGCTACGTGCTGCCGCAGTTGAGGCTCTGAAAGGCCGAACCCGCGCGCAAAACAATGTTCTGGATAGCGAAATCGGCATCATAGATAATGATGGCTCCGGCAAGATTGGAATCGACACCGACAGCTATTTCATTGCCGTTTACACGGATGCTGGGAAAGCGCAGGTCGGAGATTACGAACTTCGCGCATTGTTATTGAACGGGCGAACGGAAGTTCTGTTTGAAACCGGCGTCACGGCCAAGATGCTTGTCGTCAACCAGCAGGACGGCACGGCTGTAATGCCAGAGGTCGGCATTCCGGACACCGACGGCGGCTTTGAGTTCACGCTTGATCTCATATCACGCGAAATCGCACAGGCCTTGACGGACCCGGATAATGAATGGGGCCAGGTTTTTCTCGGCCTCATTTATAAGACTACGTTTGTTGAACGTGGTCGGGTCGGCAATGTCAGTGAAGGTGTTCGTCTCGCGGCCCACCAGACAAAGATTACAGTCGATTTGATTGATGATCCGGAACCACGCCGAGCACTTGATCCAGAAGCTTCCTTCGCTCGATTTATCGAACTCGCCAAAGCCAGCAATGACGAAAGCCTGCAGAAAAAAGCAACGTTCATCGAGGCAATTATTACAGGTGAACGAGAGCCATGGGAGCGGCTGCAGCAAGTGCACGGCATGACTGCTCAGGAACTGCTTGCACTCGGTTTAGGACCACTGCGCTCAGATTTGAACAGGGAAACACCGGAGTGGACTGGCGGCACGATTGAAGTTGAGGGGATTTCACCGACACTTGAGGTGCCAAAATGATCCGCGATCTTCTTGGCATGAAAATCGACATAGAGATGCTGAAAAACGCTTTCGGCAAATCTCTCAAAGTCGGCCCTGTTGCAGCTGTCGACGCCCAAAAAGGGTATCGTATCAAATTCGGTGAAGATGAGAACGGCCAGCCGTTTCTATCACCTTGGTATCCTCACCCGGAATCGGGCGGAAATTCCAGTACCTGGATGCCGCTTTCGGTCGGTCAAACAGTCGGAATGATAAATCCCAACGGTGACCCACGGCAGGGATTGCTTATTCGGGGCGGATTTTCGGACAGCAACCAACCTCCAAGCGGTGACTTGCTGGCTAATGTGTTCAAAGCATTCGGCATCACCGCCACCATCAAAGATGGTGTTGTGACTATTGATGGTAATTTAGTCGTCAATGGAAACGCCGATTTCAAGGGTGGGCATGTCCGGCACAATGACGCCGATATCGGCGATACCCATGTCCATAGCGGCGTAGAGCGCGGCAGGGCAAGCACTGATCATCCATCAAATTAGGGGTAGACAAATGACCACGAAATCCTATCGCGCCCGTCCAGGCGTTGAGTGGGTGAACGGCGCACGCGTGCCTGCAACTCGTAAAGTTAATCTATCTGAGGCCGAGGCTCGTTTTGATCTTGATCACGGGCGGATAGAGCCATCCGGCGCAAAACTCCGCGCGGGTGATGGTAATGGCGGCGGCGAAGGCAACCAAGATGGTCGGGATTAGTCGCCACACGGGATTGCCAATCAGTAATCTGGAATCTGCATATCAGGGTGTTGAGGTGACGCTTATGCGGCGCATCGGCTCTTTGATTATGCGCCGCGAATTTGGCGCCGGCATCGTCGAATTACTTGGTCGCAAGATGACGCCCATGCTGTTCGCCGCTTTCCAGTCTCTGATTGCGACCGCAATCGACCTTTGGGAGCCACGGTTTCAGGTCCGCCGAGTCATTGTGACCGGCAGTGTCGATGAAATCAGAGCCGGACGCGCAGGATTTCAAATTCTCGCCGATTTTAGACCGCGCGGACACCTTGGTGATACGACCGTTGAACGTGTCGTTTCATTTGGCCTTTCGATTTCTTCAGGGAAAGTTGTGGTGAAGCCGCTATGAGCACTGTCGCTTTCGATTTTCCCAGCCTGCCCCCGCCCGAAGTTATCAAGACATTTTATTTCGAGACAATCCTTGCCGAACGCATGGATGATCTGCGCAAGCGTCTTGTAGCTGCAGGTATAGATTACGATGTCGGCCCTCTAGAAACTGATATCCTTAAAACCGTTCACCTTGCAGATTCATATCGTGAGGCCGGACTGCGCGCTGCAATCAATGACGCCGCCAAGGCCAACCTGCTTGCCTTTGCCTTGCGAAGTGACCTCGACCATCTCGGCGCGTTTTATGACGTATATAGGCTTATCGGGGAAACGGACGAAGCTTTCCGTTCGCGGCTCATCATCGAAATAAAAGGGCGGTCTCCAGGTGGTGGTGCCTATTGGTATGAAGCGGCGGCAAGGCGCGCCGATGTCAGAATTCGCAGCGTAAAAGTATATCGCGAACCATTTTGGCCAATCATCCATATAGCGGTTCTTTCGCGAGAAAACGGCGGCATACCCGATCAGACGATGATGGATGCCGTCACTGCTGAGGTTATGAGCGAGCGTGTCCGCTTGTTGAATGACACCTTGCTCCCAGAGTCCGCCGTAGCGACAGGGACCGACATCGAGGCTGACATCTGGCTTCTACCTGACGCCGCTTTCGGGGTGCTTGACGCACTGCCGGAGCTACTTCGTCAAACATGGCTGGCAGAATCCGAAATCGGCTTTGATCTCGAACCCTCGTGGATAAAAGCCCGACTTCACGTCTCCGGTGTGAAGCGGGTCGATATTCTATCCCCAACAACATCGGAAATTGCTGGTCCGGGTGTGGCCATTTCGCTCGGCAATATCAAACTCAATTATAGAGGACGGGATTATTGATGGATCGGCAGCATCTTCTCGGCGACGATGCTGCGCCGACCCCATTGGAAAGGGTACTTTCTGAATCGTTGGATAAACTTCCGGTACTTCTGCCGGGAGCCGAGGCGATACGCGGATTTAAATTCAATCCACCAGATTCAGTCGTTCCCTACCTCATTGCAGAATATGGCCTGAACGAGATTGCCGATTATCTACCCGATCTTCGGACTGCACTTCAGGAAGGCATTATCTGGCAACGGTTGATTGGCACTCATGCCGCCTTGCATCGTGCGTTGCGCTGGATCAATCACGACGGGGACATTGAGGAATTTCCGGCAACTGCGCGCAAGTGGTGGTGGTTTCAAATTCACCTGCCGTTTGAGCCGAACAATACGCAGTTTTTCCGGCCTATGACGCGCTTGGTAATGTCGTCAAAGCCTCTCCGGTCGGAATTCGCGAGAATGACCGCCGGTTGGGACGTACGGGCTTTTCGCCTGAATGAGCATCGGCTCAATGGTGATGCTGGCCTTAACACTTGGTCGGGCACCCGAAAGGAACCGGGCGGACCTGTCGTTTCGATCCGCGTCAATCACCGGAAGCAAATTGTTGTTCCGACCGGCGGGCGCGTCGACGTCAAAGATATCCAGAATGTCGAAATGGTTCGCACTGTTCGAGCGAACATTCCGGTCAATCAGCTTTCAGCGCGCTTTGCCTCACTGGCGGCGGTTAGGGTCGAGTACCGCAACCGCGCAACGGTCGCATTTCAGAATGCGCCGTTTGTTCATCAACCTTTCGGCGCTCCGGTGCCGCGTGTCCAAACAGGATCAGAATAATGGCTGTCTTTACCCAAGACGGGCGCGTCGCATTAGCGAAAGCGCTTTACGAAATGACGCTCTTTCTTGCTGTGGGAGAAGGCTTGCCAGAATGGGACGACCAGCCCCGGCCAACAACGCCCGAAGAACAAGCCGCGCAAGATGCCGCTTGGTCTGTCCTTTCCAATCTGGAAAGTCCGGTCGGTGTTACGCGTACGCGAGATAAGTATTTCGTGGTTCCGGACCCTGACGGCGACATTGTCATGGCCGACGGCGCAAAGTTTTCGCAGAGCACCGAACCAACCGGCTTTGTGTTCCTGCGGTTTCAACTCGATCTCGACGACGCGAGTAGCAACACGTTGCGAGAAACCGGCATGTTTGTCGGAACCAAGCTGGCCGAAGGTATCCCTGGCGGTCAAATGTTTATCCCCGTCGCCGACGTGGTCGACCTTGGCAAAATGATCGAGGTCGATCGGTTTTCTCCGATCGTACGCGACGGCTCGATCGGGCAGACGTTCACTTTCATCATGACAATGTGAGGTGCCATGAGCAGCATCATTAAACGAGCCGGTTACGGTGATAGGTTCGATCGCGCTCTCCGCCGTCACGCGATCGCGTTTCAAGACGTCGGTAGGGATAAGAAGGGCATCTATCTTCAATCGGCTGACTTGAACGAAATGCAGTCGATGAACATCGACCATATGCGCAGGGGCTTTGATTATATCCTGCAAGATGGTCGCGTGATGGACGGGCAAGACCCGGTCGTCGAAATCGAAGACGACAATCATATCCGCGTCCGTCTGCCAGCGTGCCCGATCTATATTGAAGGCATCGTCCATGACGTGCCGGATGCAACCTTTGTGCTTCCCAATAAAGGCGAACTGACAATCGGTGTCCGGAGCATGGAAGTTCTGATAACCGACGTCGTCGACGTGGAATTGAAAGGCTCAATCCCCGGCACCGAAGCTTACATGGAAGAAGGTCCGGGCCGTGTCGAGATTACCGTGCTGTGGGGCCACTCTCAGGACGGCGACCCGAAGCCTCTCGTTTCCGTTTATCAGGTACGCGACGGCGTTATTCTCACGACGTCGACCAACATTGATTTCTCGGAAATCTATAAGGCGATTGAAGGCTATTCACGTGAGAGCAACGGCTCTTACGTTTACGACGGCTTTCTGATCACGGCGCTCGGCCCAAAGGCCAACGGCAAGCAAGGGTTTTCGGTTTCGGAGGGAACGGCTTACGTTAACGGTCGACGCATCAGCCGACGTCAGTCGTTGCCTTTCGAGGTCGAGGAAAAGCCAGACCTACGCAATGTCGACGCCGAACCGCATCCGTTTACCGAGGCGACCGGCGGAACGCAGACTTTCAAAGTATCGAAAGCCCCGATCTCATCGATACGGCGCGTCACGGTTGAAAAGGAAATCACGGAAAGCGTTCTTCATGGGCCGTTCTCCGGCGCTGTCGATCCTCTCGCGCATCCTTCGGTAACAGCGATCCTTGAAATCAAACAAGGAAGTACGGTTTATACCTCGCCTGCTAGTTGGCTTCTTTCGCAGGGACAAATCGATTGGTCGCCCTCCGGAGCGGAACCCGCTCCCGGTTCGACCTATTCCGTCAAGTATCGGTACAACGAAAATATCCAGCCCGACGAGGTCACGCGCGACACTGTCAAAGTGACCGGAGCGGCCAAGGATACGAACGTTCTGATCGATTATGCCTACAAGCTTCCGCGTATCGATGCCGTCTGCATGGATACGACCGGATCAATGGTCTATGTGACCGGCACGTCTGCCGTATCGCGTCCTCGCCCTCCGATTGTATCGGACAGCATGATCGAGCTTGCACGCATATCGAACGATTGGGGGAAAAAGCCATTCGTTGAAAGCACCGGCGTTCGCAACGTGCCCTATAGCGAAATTCAGGACATTCGCACGATGTTGCTCGACGTTTACGATCTCGTCGCGCAGGAGCGTCTGAAGAATGACGTTTCCGCCCGAGACGTCGGCGCGAAACGCGGGCTGTTCGTTGATCCGCTTCGCAACGATGCGATGCGCGATCAAGGCATTGCGCAGACGGCGGCGGTATTCGGCGGCAAAATGACATTGCCGATTTATGCCCGTCTTCACGAGTTCCCGGCCTTTGTGGGTATCCGTCATCTGGAGTTTTCCGAAGTTGCCGTCATTCGCCAGCCGCGGCGAAGCAAGGCAATGAAGATCAATCCATATCAGACGTTTACCCCGATGCCAGGGCGCGCAAGCATTGAGCCGTCAACGGACGTTTGGACCGACAAACAGACCGTTTGGACTTCACCGGAAACACAAGCTTTC